GCCGTATCTAACCTTGTCTCTTTTTTCGGGCTCAAACGGCAACGCCAAATAACAAACCGCCACATCTACCTCTATGCGCCCCTCGCTTTGGTCGGACGCAAATTCTCTTAAGTCGATGATCGCTCTTAGGCTATGACGGCTATCATCGTCATATCTAACGTAAGTAACGTCATCGCTCAACTCGTTTGGTTCATCGAGGATTGTTTTAAAATCCTCTTTAAACTGCTCGTTCATTTCGTGTTGATCTTAACCTCAATCATACCGCCGTCTAAGGCTACGACGCGACCGATAAATTTATTGCCGGTTGCCGTATGAGTAACCTTTTTGTCGGCCACTACATAGTAAGCCTTATCGCCGACTTTTAGCGTCGTTGCGGTAGCCCCTACGAAATTGAAACTACCCTCGACGCCGTAGGCTACTAGCTCGTTCGCCTCGCCATCATTTAGCGCGACCATAGCAAAGTCGTCTTTTAAGACAACATCGCCTTTTTTAACTGCGCTATCGTGCGCCATTTGTATTGTTTCGCATTTTCTTAGCATTTCTACTCCTTATTTACCTGCGTTTTTAACTAGGTTTTGGTATTTATTGGCATATACGATAAAGTCCAAAACGCCCTCGTATTCAAGTCCGTCCACTAGGCTTTGCTTGCTTAGCTCGATGATTGGTTTAGCCCCGCCGTTTTGCGACAAGTAGCCTACGTTTATACAACGCTCGCTAGCCAAATACCACGCGTCTTTATCCTCTATTTCGGCGTCGCTGATAACACTATACGCGCCTTGATAGATGTTTGCTACGCCTGCATTTTTGTTAAGCTCCAAAGTGGCTGAACTTATCATTAGCTGGTTGGCAGCGTCTAAAAGTTCAGGCGGTACGATTAAAAATCTAGGCGTCACTCTAATCTTCTCGCCGCGCCAATCTTTCTGCCTTAGCATTGCAAGTCTTGCTTTGCTAAGCCCTGCTTCCGCAAGCTTTGATGGCGCTCCGGTTAATAGGTTGGCGTGATCTGCGTGGAATAACGCTTTGCCGTCTTTTAAAACGTAACCGCTATACGCCTCTCTAGCCTCTAAAAACGCATAAACGCATTGGTTAATATGATATTTTGCACTTTCAGCGAAACTTGAAACTAGCCCCGTAAATGCGCCTAAATCATCATTAACTAGCATTTGTCTAGTGATGGCAAATTTTGCGCCTTTGCTTTCAAGCTTTGAGACTTCGCCGTTTTCGCTTAACGTATATGCTTTAGTTTCCCCGCCCTCTACTAACGGTTTCCATACGCTAGCCGGCACGTTTTGGAGTTCAACGCTTGTATATGGTCTAAAGTCCGGATGTGCTACGAAATTCACAATTTTTTCGTAGGTAGTCTCTGCTCTTTCAAAGCCGTGAGTTAAAATTCTCGACAACGCGTTTCTAAGCAGTATCGGGAAGTCGCTCGTCGTCATTGCCGACATAAACTCGCTATCCCTTGCCGCCGCGTCTAAGCCGCCGATAGTCGCCAACAATGGCTTTAGCCTGCCTTGCGTTAATCTATGCGCTCTGTTGCTAGCTTCTGCTACTTCAACGCCCGACATTAAGCAAATAGCGTCCTCTACGTCTCTATTCGCGGCATTTCTGCTCGCATCCTCTCCTGCTGTTGCGGAGGGAATTTTAGAGGTTTCCTCCACCTTGCTTTCCAAAATGTGATTTTTAATTTGTTCCGCGGTTATATTTTCATCAGCCGCAAAACGATTAAAATCCTCCGCGCTTAACAAATTTCTATAAGATGCCAACGCCTGAAATTTCTGCGTTTTGGCTTCTTGCGCCTTAAGTTCCGCGCTGTAGTCTTTTGTCTCGACCTGCGCCGTCGCTTGCTCTTTTCCCATTTTTGCTCCTTTTTGGATTAAATTTTCAAATGAAGTTATGCCGTCGATAATGTTTCGTTCAAAGGCTAACTCGCCGCTTATTACCCCGCCGTTTTCAAGCTTGCCTACTATCTCGTCATTGCTCATCCCTCTATTTTTAGCCGCGCTTGAAATAAAGATATTCGCTATCTCGTCAAGCTCTCGCTTTAAATTCGCCATACTCTCGTCGCTATTTATGTCAAGGCGTTTATTTGGTGCAAGGGTTGAAGTAATGTCTTTTGCCACAATGCCTAAATTTTCAAAGTATTTTGTGTCATCCCAAATGCTCGTGACTACGCCTAAAGAGCCGATTAGAGATGTTTTTTCGGCGTAAATCTTGCCGCACGAGCTAGCTATCCAAAACGCCGCGCTTGCGCACGTGCCTTTAACAAACGCCGTGATATTCTCTTTATTCTCGGCGATGTAATCGCATAGATCAGACATACCGTTTACCATACCGCCGCCGCTATCAATTACTAAAAGGACTTTCCTGCCCGCGTCGATACTTGATTTTATTTTTGCTTTTAGCGATTGACTAGAAATGCCGTATCCAAAAGCCGTTAAAAAGTTCTCGTATCTAAAAATCACGCCTGCAATGCCGTAAATATCCGTGTCGCTGCCGTTTTCAAAGCTGGGCTGCGCTCTTGCCGCTAACGGGGCATTTGAAAAGCTTAGGTTCATAAGTGTTCTAAGCGCACCCTGCGTGCCTAAAAACGGCTCATACAAAAAGCTTATGTCTTTATTCATTGTTTTCCTCTCTAGTATCTACTATCAGTTTGGCGTTGTTAAACCTAGTTAGCCCAAGCTTCGCCAAAAACTCATTTTCTGCCGCTATTTGTCTTATTTCCTCTTGCCAATCAAGACCGCGTTTGGCATAAACCGCCTCAAGGGTGGTGGTGTTGTATTCAAGCTCGGTAGCTATCGCCTTGCTTTCTTTTAGTGGATCGACCCACTCACGCTTAGGTGGGTAAAGCTTTATTGCTCTTGTCGCGATAATTGGCTTTAGCTGTTTAAATTTCTCGTAAGTGAGATATTTAAAACTACCTTTTAACGCCTCAAATTCAAGCCATCGCATAAAGATAGGCTTGTAGAAGTTTCGCGTAAAGTGCAAAAACTCCTCGTCAAATAACTTGTAGTCTTGTAGCCAGCTCATACGCCCGCTTGAATAATTTACTTGCGCATAGTCTCTAAAGGCTAGCTCATAACTCACGCTTCGCCCGGTAGCGATTAACCTTACGACCGTTCTAACAAAAGCGTCGAAGTTGTCGTCTGCGATTTTAGGGTCAAGCACTTCTAATTTTTCGCCTTGATTTAAATAGCGGACAAATATGCCATTTATTTCCTCGATCGGCTCTCTATCCTCTTTTTGAAATGCGTTTGCTTGCGGTACATTGTTTGTTACCATAGCGTAGGCGATATTAGCTCTACTTCTAGCCGCCTCTATTGTCGCTCTCATTTGCGCGGCGAAATTCTTAAGATCAGTAATTACTTGTTTATACTCGGATATGCCTCTATATTGCGTCGGGCGGTTGTCTCTTTTGTAGAAGTAAAGCACGTCTTTGGCATCTAGCCTTACGTCGCTCTCTACTTGCTGCCCTTTGATATTTGCAGTCCTAAATAGATTATTTTGTAAATGGTAGGCTACCACCCTGCCGTATTTGTCCGTTTCTACGCCGTCGTAAAATAATCCGTTTTCGGTGTTAAAGCTACCTAGCGCAAATCTATCCACTTCGAGGGCTTGAATTTTTAGATTTACCTGCGAGCCGTCTTTAACGTAAGGCAGATAAAACAAATTCTCGCCGTCCATAAAACGACCCTTTAGGGCTATCTTGCACATCTCGTCAAAGTGATCGCGCCCAGTGATGTCTAAGCTCTCTTTAGCGTATTCCCACGCCGTTTCTATTTCGTCGTTTAGAGCTTTTGCGCTATCGTCCTCTTGCTCGCCGCCTATTTTGAATTGGAATTTAATGCCGCCGCCTACTACGTTTGCCGAAATGGTGCGGTCTATGTTCGCAATGATCGGGTTGTTTTCGTGTATCCACCTAGCCCTTGCCCTTAGTGTATCTCGGTCAGGTGTAGCCGTAGCTTCAAAATCGTTAATGGCGTTATAAAAATCCCTATTGGCTAGAGTTTTCTTACCGCCGTCGTAGAAGTTGGCTTTAAAATTTGATGTAGCTCGGCGGTTTTTCTTAGCCATTGAAACTTATCCTTACTTTGCCATCTTTGATATGCTCGGCAGTTAGTGGATCGTAACTTGCGCCTAATTGTTGGATTTTGGCTATCAAATCGTTTTCCATAGCACGCAAATCCCTTAGCCTATTTCTCGTTATTTCTTGCTCGCCGACCTTGTACGCCGCGATATTGGCTTTTACGAGCTTTTGTATCGCTTCTTGCACATCTTTTAGCTGTTCGCCTAGCGTCATAACGAGCGTTCCTTTCGAGATTTTTCTGCAATATTAAAATATGGGCGTGTGTAATTCAAGACCTAAATTACACACTTTGGCTGATTTTTGTTAGCATTTAAGCTAGGTTAAGGCAGAATTTGATATAGATTTTACAAAGGAGAAAAAATGAAAAAGGTTTTATTGGCGGTTTTGGCAATAGGGCTAGTGGCAGCCGGATATGTTTGGGTATTAAAATACAAAAACGAGCATAAGTATGACAAGATAA